GGAGAGAGAGTGTTTAATTTAATAAAAGAAACTTCTGAACAAATTACTACAGAAGATGGGAGATATGTTGTTAATGGTGAGAAGATTAAATATAGAGTAAGTGATAGAGTTAAGGAGTTTTATGAAAGATTGTTTGGAACAGATCTTAATGAAGATGAATTTGTCAAAGCTGTAAATGATCTTAAGGCTGAGAAAGGTACAGAGAAACATGCTGCACTTGAACATGCACAAGAAGTTTTTGTTGATCCAGAAACAGGACTTCTAAGAGAAGAACCTTTAGATGACTCTGAATACATGAATGAATTAAACAATATAGATAGAGATATATACATTGCTCTTAAAAATAATTTAAGAGATAGACTTAATTCTTTTAAAGATGGAACTAGATTTATGTCTGAGGTGAAAATTGTTGATCCTAAAAGAAGTGTAGCTGGTACAATAGACTTTTTAGCCATCACTCCTGAAGGAAAGGTGAATATACTTGACTGGAAGTTTATGGATCTTAATACAGAAAGATATGAAGACGTTCCTTGGTATAAAGTGAAAGCGTGGGAAATGCAGATGAAAGACTATAAAAATATTCTTATTTCTAATTATGATATAAAAAATCAAGATTTTCAACAAACTAGAATGATTCCTATATTAGCAATATACACCCAAGCTGATTATGAAAAAGAAATTCTTCCTAGGTTAAGATCTATAAAGATAGGTGATGTTAATGTTCAAAATATTACAGAAGACTATTTACTTCCTGTAGGTATAACACAAGAAAAAACAGGAAATAAAAAAATAGATACTCTTATTGAGAAACTAAACAATACATATAAAAAGCTTTCAGAACAAAAAGTATCAGATGCTGAAAAAGCAAATAAAGCAGAGCAATTAAACTCTCTTTATAAAGCTATTAGACACTTACAAATCAAAGGAAACATTGTTCCATTAATCAATCAAGCAAAGATATTAAACAAACAAGTGTCTATGTTAATGGATAGATACAAGTCTGATTTTGAAGGTAAAGAAAAAGAAGACATTCCTCAAGAGAAGATAAATGCTTTTGCTGGTATGATTAGAATTCATCTTGAAGCACTTGCTCCTTATTTAGATTTAAGACTTCTAAGATCAAGTATAGATGATTCTACAGAAGAAGGTTTAAAATTGAAGACAGAAATAAACAACACTCTTGAGAAGGTTGAAAACTATATTGCAGATCTTGAAGACTTAGATGAAACCTTTGGTGAGAAATTTAATGAAGCAAGTAGTACACCAGAAAAAGTGGTGAAAGGAATTAGTAAGTGGCTTTCTAATATGGCTACATTACAAGTTGCTAATATTCAAGAATTATATAAAAAAGCAAACAGAGCATTTGCTCTTTCTGAAATAGAAACATTAGAAGAAGTTAAAAAACTATCTACGTTAAAAGAGAACTATGAGAAGTGGGCTTCTTCAAAAGGTCTTTCTGTAAAAAACTATTTTGATATTCTTATGAAGAAAGATAAGAATGAATTGATTGATGAGTTTGATAGAAAATTTTACGATGAATTAAAAGCTAGAATAGCTAAGAAAGATCATGCTTGGGTAATAGAAAATATTGATGAACAAGCTTATAGAGATTATATAGAAGATAAGATTGAAGAAGAAACAAAGAGGATATTTGCATTACCTGTAGTAGGTACAAAAGAAGAAGCACAAGCTAAAGTGAAAAAACAGCTTGCTAAAATGTATAATAAATATAGTCTTGAAAATAGAAAAGCTAATGGATGGTTATCATATGTAGATGTTAGACAGTTTCCAAAAAGAGATAAATGGGAATCTACAGAATTTAAAGAGTTAAACAAACCAGAAAATGCTCCTGCTAAACAATTCTATAATTACATTATTGAACGTAATAATTATTATCAAAAAATAGAATATTTACATGGAAATAAAGCTAGAAAGTTTCTTCCTTGGATTAGAAAAGGTTTTGTTGAAGGACTTGCATTTGATGGAGCTACAAGAGGAATGGGTGAGCAATTCTTAAGAAACATTTCAATGGATGAAGCAGAAGCTGGATATGGACAAACAGATCCAACAACTGGTGAGTTGATTAATGTTGTTCCTAAATATTTTACAAAAGATTTTGGAGAAGGATACTCAACAGACTTATTCAAAACAATGGCTTTATATAATCAGTATGCTATTAAGTTTAAGAACTTAAAAGATATTGAGGAAAGTGCATTGCAACTTCTTAGAATTGAAAGAAACAAGAAGTCAATAATGACTTCTAGATTTGGAAGACTTGTTAAAGATGGTGATGATTTCAAATATGTAGACAACTCTGAAAACTCTCAACTATTAGAAGACATGATTAAAGCTGTTATATATCAACAGAAATATATAGAGAGTGAAGTGTTTGATGCATACCTAGGAAAGATATCTGGGTTTGGAAAAAACATAAACGATAAGTTAGGAATGAAAATATTCCCTGAAGATCTTGAAGAAAGACAACTTTCTGCAAATAAACTTATTGATACTGTCAACACGCAATTCCAATTAACAACATTAGGACTTAACTCTTTATCTGCTATCTCTAACTTGTTTGGTGGTACTGCCAATGGAATTATTAATGCTGGTAAGTATTTTACTAAACTTGATTATGTTAAGACACAGATGTGGTTTCTTACTAATAAAATGCAAGGAACTATATTAGGAAAAAGTTCTTTAGGTGATGATCCTAAAAAAGCATTAGCTGCTCTTGATTACTTCCTTCCTTTTGTAGAAAGTTATAATAGAGATGCTGCTAAGAAACTTTCATTAAACAAATTTGATGAACAGCAACTTCAAGACTTCTTAATGTTTATGATGAGAAGTGGAGAACAAGCTGTACAGACATTAAACTTTTATACTTTTCTTAAAAATGCTATTGTTGTAGATGGTAAAATAGTTAATGTTAGAGAATATCTAAGAAAGACTGATGAGTATAAAAACTTCTACACTGGAACACAAGAAGAAAGAAAACAAAGAGCTGATAAGTTTGATAAAGATGTAGAAGCACTTATTGATGAGAAAGGTGTATTGAAACTTGGAGAAGTGAAAGATGGAGAGTTTGTTATTCCTGGAGTGGATAAAAAATCTGATTCAGTTATAGAATTTAGAAGACTTGTTCAAAGTTTTACATCTGATGCTCTTGGTTCTATGAGTGAAGAGAATAGACGTAAAGCAAACATGAATGTATATGCTGCATCAATGATGGTATTCAAGAACTGGATTCCTAGACTTGTTGATGTTCGTATTGGAAATATGAAATACAACGCTGCTTCTGATGCATATGAGTGGGGAAGAATGCGTATGATATTTGGCATGCTTACAACGGATATAATGAAATCTATCAATAGTACAAAAGCTGCTATTGGTGGAGATGGAGATGTTTGGTTAGCTCAAGTTAGAGAGTTGTATGAAAAGAAAAGAAAAGAGTATAAAGATAAAACAAATAAAGATCTTGATATGACAGAGGATGAGTTTATATCTCTTGTTAATCAAAATATAAAAAATCAAGTTACTGACCTTGTAATATTACTATCTATATCAACATTATTAGCAGGATTAAAAGCTGCTGCTCCAGATGATGATGAAGAAGCAATTGTAAAAAATCAATGGAAGTTTTATGTAAAAGCTACAGATAAGTTAAAAGACGAGCTTATGTACTTCTATGATCCTACCACTCCATTTGATTTACTTGGAAAAGGTATTGTACCTTCTTTAGGACTTTTGGAAAACTATGCTAAATTTACAAAAGAATTTGCTTTACAGAATTTTGGAATGGTTGTAGGTGATGAAGAAATACAAGATGATGCTAAACCAATTAAATACTTAATGAAATCTTTTCCTATATCTAATCAAGCTGCTGGATATTTACCTATGTTCTATCCAGAGTTGGCAAAAGATCTTGGTATAAAAATGCAAGGTCAATACGGAATTAGATAAACGCTATATTATACCAAATATTTAACATACACGCTTTTATAATACATAATTAATATATAAATTTGCTCACATGAGAACAGCTGCAATTTGCCCAACGTGTGCCACATATGAAAATGCTAAATGCATTATATACAATGGCTCTTATTTAACTAATATACAAGCTAATCCTTTAGAAAGTCTTGAGTCTATATTAGCTAAAATAAATAATAACTTGGTACCAAAAACTGGTACCACTGCTCCTACTACTTCTGCTACATATTTAGGACAATCATATTTGAATGTAGCTAAGTCTATGTTCTATGTTGCTAAAGGAATTAATACAGGAGCCACTGATTGGAATCTTGCATTAACAGTTCCTGCTACAGGAGCACCTGAGTATGCAAACAATGCAGCTGCTGTATTTGCAGGACTAAGCGTTGGTCAAATATATCGTACAGGAGATCTTTTGAAGATTGTTCACTAAGAACAAGCTCTACGTAAATATATTTACCTTATGCTATATTATATCAGAAATATAATATTAGCATTTCTTTATATGGAATAAACAATTTATATTTGTTCTTTAATTATATATGTAACCAACAAACCCACTCAACTTCGAGCTTGGGCATTTTGCGTTTAAATAAGTAATATATATAAAAATCTTTACCAGTATGGCCCAATCATTTGAACAACAAGTAGAAAAAGAATTGAAAAGTATGGATCAACGTTTATACGATCTAGAGGAAAAAATGACCTCAATAGATAGCAAACTAACACAAGTGGTGGATGCTATATTAGGTAATGCTTTGACAAAAACTGGTGGATTTGTTACAGACATAACTGAACTTAAAGAACGAATCAAAGATTTAGAAACTAAGATTCAAAAACAAGAAGAGTTTAAGAAACGATTTACCTGGACTGTAGGTATAATCGTAGGGATAGGTGTCTTATTACAATACATATCTACATTATATAAAAATATTACATCATAATGAAAAACCTACCTAAAGAAGAGCTATTAAGTCGTCTTGAAGCTATTAATAGAAGTAATGCTATTATTTATTTTGATTTAGAAGGTTTTATATTGGGAGTAAATTCTATCTTTTTAAAGACTATGGGTTTTCAAGAAGATGAACACGAAAAACTTATTGGAAAACATCATAGTATTTTTGTTACTTATGAGTATTCTAAATCTGATGAGTACGTTAAGTTTTGGGAAAAATTAAGAGAGGGTATATTCTTTGAAGGAGAGTTTGAAAGAAAAAAAATAGATGGCAGTCCTATTTATTTACAAGCAACTTACAATCCTATTTTTAATGAAGAGGGTAATATTACAAAAATAATGAAGATTGCTACTGACATTACTGAAACAGTAGATAGTAAAAACAAGATTGATGCTTTATCTAAAGACTTACAGATTGAGTTGGAAAAATCTGAAAAACTTAAAGATTCAATAGAGAAAGAAAAAGATGCTGCTTTGAATGATTTAGATGTAATTATAAAAAAAGGTCAAAGTGAGTTAATAAAAGTGATTGTTAAATGTGCTTTGGCAGTAATAATAGGTGTTGGAATTGTAACAACTGTATTATATTGGGCAGCTATTGTAACAAATAAAGAAACTCAAATTATTGGGTCTACTTGGAGTAACATGTTTAGTGTCTTATTGACAAACGCATTTTCAATAGTTGGTACAATTATGGGTATTAAATATGCCACACAAGAAAATAGTAATAATAAAATTAAATAGTTATGAGCTTTTGGAAAGAATTAGTAAGTGATGAATCAAATAGAGTTTCATCTAAACGTGTAGCAGGACTTTTATGTGTTGTTGCACTTGTAGCATCTTTAATTGCTAACACATTCAGTCATGAATTAATTAAGCCTTCAGATGTTCTTGTAGAGTCTGTAGCTTTGTTTGCATTTGGTGCATTAGGCCTTACATCAATTGATAAATTTACTAAGAGTAAACAATAATGAAGATAACTAAAACAGGAGTGGCAGGTGTTGAATTGATTAAAACCTTTGAAGGGTTTAAATCAGCTCCATACAAATGTCCAGCAGGTATACCAACAATTGGGTATGGAGCAACATTCTATCCTAATGGTAAGAAAGTAACAATGACTGATAAAGCTCTTACTGAAACAGAATCAGTTGAGTTATTAAAACATATGCTTGTTAGTTTTGAGAAGTATGTAGATAGTTATTGTAGAGATGACATCAATCAAAATCAATTTGATGCATTAGTATCATTTGCTTATAACTTAGGTCCAGCAAATTTAAAATCTTCCACTCTATTGAAGAAAGTGAATGCTAATCCTGCAGACGAAAGTATTAAACTAGAGTTTATGAAATGGGTAAAAGCAGGAGGAAAAACTTTGAAAGGTCTTGTAGCAAGAAGAGAAGCAGAATCTAAATTATATTTTAAAAAATAAATTATGCAATTATCAGAAAACCTATCGTTAGCAGAAGTAACAAGAAGTGAAACTGCAAAGAGAAAAGGAATTAGCAATATGCCAACTCCTGAACACATTGAAAACTTTAAGAAGTTAGCTGAAAACATTTTCCAACCTATTAGAAAACACTTCGGTAAACCTATTCATATTTCATCAGGGTACAGAAGCAAGGCTCTTAATACAGCTATTGGTGGAAGTTTGTCCTCGCAACATTGCTCAGGTGAAGCAATTGACATCGATATGGATGGTACATCTATTACAAATGCTCAGATATTCAACTATATCAAAGACAATTTAAACTTTGATCAAATGATTTGGGAATTTGGTACAGATAAAAATCCTGACTGGGTTCACGTATCATATGAATCAACTGGTAAACAACGTAAACAAATTTTAAAAGCTGTTAAATCAGGTGGTAAAACAAGTTATGTACCGTATAAGTAATTTCATAAAACAACAATGGTTAGGTACCATTCTAATTATATTATTCATCCTATTCCTGTTCTATGGGATAGGACAGAATAATGAATTGAAAAAAGAAAAGCAACGTCTTGAGAAAGAGATTGAGTTGCTAGAAGAACGTGAAGACTTGCATTGGAACAAACTTGATAGTTTGAAATCTGATAACAAGATCATTATTCAAAAAGAAAAAACATTAATACAATTACAACATGACACAATTAAGGTTATTGATACTATTGCTTTTAGTGAGCTTCAAAGGTATTTCACAGACAGATACTATCAAAAAGATAGTATTGAATGAAAAAGTAGCTAGAGAAGTAGTTAAAGATCTTGTTAACGGAGATTTTTGCAAACAACATCTATTACTAAAAAATGAAGAGATTAAGAATCTACAAGAGCAGAACGATGAGCTTGTAGAGATCATTAAGATAAAAGATAGCATCCTTTCTAAGAAAGATGAAATCATTACTGTTCAAGATAAAGCAATAGGATGGTGGAAGAAACCTGAACTTCATGGGTATGCAGGTGTTCAAACAATAAGACTTACATTAAATGAACCCATGTTGTATACAAATATAATGCTTGAATTTCCTAAGTTTAATTTAGGTGTTCAATACTTTGTACAACCAAATAATCCATCAGGGTATGGATTCATTTTTGAATATAATTTATTTTAAACCATGGCAAAACAAACCAATACAGTAGAGAAACAGGTGAAAACTAAAGTTAGCAGACCTGGAATTCATGCTAAATCTAAAACATCTTCTCTAAAAAGTTCTAAGAATTACAAGAAACTTTATAGAGGTCAAGGTAAATAATCAAACTAGTTAGACTCGTTCTAACTATTTTTGTTATTTTATTTTGGTGATAATCATCTACTTATAATTAAAAAAACTTATTTTTGTACAACGAATAAAAATTTAAATCATGGCAATACCTTCAAGACAGATAGGTTGGGGAACAGACTCTAATCTATTATGGCAAATATCAAAACAATTAGAATACTTAACAAAGGTGACAGGAACTGCATCAGATGTGACAGTAATTAATGATGGATCAAATCCAGTTCCTGTAACTGTAGAAAATACAGTTAGTATTGTAGATGTAAATACAGTAAAACCTTACAAATATATTTCACAAGCTACAACTAACCCTAATATAATAAGTCCGCAACAATCAAAATTATATGTTGTTTCGGCTATTGGGCTTACAAGTACAGTTAGATATTTGAAATTTTATGATACTGACATGACTCCAACAGTAGGAACTGACACTCCAGTGCTTACTATTCCAGTTCCAGCTAATACACAAGGAGCAGGTATTGTAATTCCTTTTAATATTCCTATTGATTTTTCTACTGGTTTATCATTTGCTATTACAAGTGGTTCAGCAGATAATAATACTGGAGCGGTAGGAGCAGGAGATGTAATTGTTAATTTAACTTACGTATAATATGTTAACGCTATTAAGTTGTGGACAAGGACAAAATAGTTCATTTGATGCAGATTATCAAGCTGTGTTGAATAGAGCTATTGCACTTGGTTATAATTTACCTTTAGCTTCTCAACAAATAAAACAAAATCAATTGGTTTTAGATTTAAAAGCAGGTGGTATATGGAATAAACTTGACGTATTATATATTTTTGCTAATAATGGTGGTAGGGATTTTGGAACGTTAAATTGGAAAACACCAAATTTATATCAAGCAATATTAAATAATCCTTTAACTTTTACAAATAATCAAGGTATAACAGGTAGTTCTTCTGGTTGGATAGACACTACATTTAATCCTACTATTGGAACTAATAATTATAAAGTTGCAGATGCAAGTAGGTATTTTTATGTAAGAACACAAGGAGCAAGCCAAAGTTTAGATGGAGTTTCAACAGGTAATGTAAATTGTTTTGCAGCAAGTAGTTCACCTACTCCTTCAACATCTACAAGTTTATTTCGTATAAATCAAGGAGGTAATGCTCCTGCTTGGGCTGGAGGAGCTGTTAATTCAACTGCTTCTAATCAAATGAAGTCTATACATAGAACAAGTTCTACTGCTTCAAGAGTTTATTTAGGAACAACATCTTATGATTTTACTAATTTAGCTGGAGTAAATGCTTTAGCTAACTTTCAGCAATTTATACTTCAAAGAAATGGTGTAAGTGGAGATAGTCAAATTTCTATGTATTCAATGGGAGCAAATTTAGTTGCTGAAAATACAGATTTTGTAAATACGTTTAACACTTATATAACTTCTTTGTAATATGTTAGTACTACACCCAAATACAGAGCAATACAATACTTTAAATGGTTACACGAATGGTGTTTGTGTATTGCAATTTATAAAAGATGGAGCAGATAAGTGGTTTGTAGGTCTTGATGCACTTACATACGAACCATTTCAACCAATTCACGACCAACTTAATGAGTTAGAAAGGATTGAATACACACCTTTCCCAGAAACCGAATAACCACACAACAATAAAATAAAATATAATAAACCAACTACATTATGAAAGATTTAAAATTTGTCCAAGCATGTCCAAGTGACATCTATTACACATGGCAAGTAAACCTATGGATGGAAAGTCTAAAAGAGATAGGACATTCTGACAAAGCAATCAATCTTATATTCACTCCTAAAGGAAGAGAGAATAGAGATAAGTGGAAACAAATTGAAGAGTTGTATCCAGAAGCTGAATTTCATTTCTATGAAGATGAAGACAACTTAAATAGATTAATAGGAATATACATTCCTGTACTTAGACCATATGTTCTTTGGAAACATTTTAAGAAACATCCAGAACTAAGTGAGAAAGCAATCTTCCATTGTGATTCTGACATTCTATTTATGAAAGACTTTAATGTAGATCAGTTTTTAGAAGATGATGTAAACTATCTATCAGACACAAATAGCTACATCAACGCTAAATATTTTGATAGTAAGATACATCAAGTGTTACCAGAAAAACTAGAAGAGTATAAAGGTAGAGATGTTCTTGCAGAAATAGCAAGTGTTATTGGAATTAGTAGAGAGATAGCTGAAGCTAACAATGATCATTCAGGAGGAGCACAATATCTATTAAAGAATGTAGATGCTGATTTCTGGAGTAAGGTGATGAATGATTGTATTCTTATAAGAACCTATTTACAAAAGATAAATAGAGAATTCTTTAAAGATGAAAACTCAGGGTTTCAAAGTTGGTGTGCAG